ACACTAATCCAGCGGCCGAGCCGGTCAGGAGGATGGAGAGTGTGGAGATGCTGGCGGCCATTTATGTTTTCCGCGACCGGGCATTGGCCGCGGCGCTTCTCATGCGTTGCAAGAACCGCGCGTTGCGGTCCATCGGCGTCAGCTTTTCAGGCAGCACATAATCCGAAAAGTCCGCCTCGCCCGTGATCGATCGCCGTATGACGCTGGCGACTAGCGCCGCCCGGAAATCCTCGCGGATCTCCCCAAAGGGATAGACCTGCCCGAACGCCTGCCATTGGCTGATCTGGTAGGAGTTCAGTTCCAGAAAATCCGGATGCGGGATGCGCATCGTCAGGCAAAACCGATAAATCCACCGCAGGTACGGCGAGTCTATGAACTTTTTTTTAGCTCCTGCTCTTCGCTCTCGCCTAGGCCGTTCAGCTTCGCCCCGGCATCGAGGATGGCGTCGAGCGATTTCCATTCGCCGGCGGAGAGCGCGGGAAGATCGTCATCAATGAACAGCGGCTTGCCCGCTTCATCGCAGGCGACGAGCAACGCGAAGATCGCCCGCTTGGCGATTCCCTTGGGCGGGTCCTTGATGAACGCCTCGAACCGCTCGCGCCCAGGCGCATCCAGCATCTTGACGAACACGCCGGCGTCCTCGCCTTCTCTGGCGAGGCCGGCGATCGCCGGACGCCGCTCGAAAAATGCGCTGCGATTGAGCGCTTTCATCAGGTCACCCCGGCGATGGTGTCGATGTCAGAGGTCTGCCCGGTCACTTCAATTTTCAATTCGGTGGTGACCAGCCCTTCCATGTTCACCTTGCGGGCGAGGTCCGCGACCATGCCGTTGAACTGGATTCCGGATCGGTTGGAGCTGGTGCCGGGGTTGCCGGGATCGTTGAAGACGATGCGGAAGGATTGCTGCGCGCGGCCGTACGCCCTGATCGCGGCATATTCGGTGTAGTTGTAGTGGGCGCTCACGTCGCATTCGCCGGTGTCGGTCCAGCCCATGACCTTCTGCTCCACCTGGCCAGGGCTTTGCATGTGGCTGCTTTTGATCTTGTTCGTCTTCTGATCCGGCGGCTTGATGTCGATCGGCTCGGCGAAAATGTCGGTCCACGTCGTCGCCGTGTTCCAGTCGTTGGTGTTTCCCAGTTGGAAGTGCGTGTCGTATCCAAGCACTTCAAGTTGCGGTGGCTGTGCCATTTTCTTTTCTCCTAAACGTGAAAGATGATTGCGTAATTCGATTGCAGGCGCACGATGGGCATCTCTTGCCCGATGTCCGGCGACTCACTGGCGTCAAAGTCGTCTTTCCAGCGGGCGATCCCGATGGTGACATTGCCGACGACGCCCGAAAAATTGTGCAGCACGCCGGGATTGGCGCTGGTTCCCTTGATCGCCGCCAGGATCGATTTGGCAGTGGCGTAGTCGCCGGCGAAGGCATCCAGTTGCACGGTGATCTTTTCCCACGTCGCCGATCCCTGGAAGGTGTCGAACGTCTCCCCCGAGGCCTCCTGATAGGTCAATAGAGGCAGATGATCCGTCGTCGCCGCGGTCAACGGACGGATGCGGCCGCTCACCAGGGGCGCAACAGCGCTACCCAGCAAAAGCTGGGCAATCGCCTGCAGTGGATCGGCGGCGACAACGCTCATCGGTTATTCCCCAGCTTCTGGGCTTCGCTTTGCAGGGTCTCGATTAGCACCTGGTGGATGATCGATTCTGTCCCGCTTTTGTTCTGATCGAACGCCGGCTGGCGGAACTCATGCGCGGGCGCGGGATGTGGTCCGCCGTGGCCTTTATCAACCAGGTGGCTGATGAACGCCGGCCGATGCTTGCGCGCCTGCCCTTTGTGCGGCCCACGGGTGGTGGGCGGCTTGGGGGCGCTCACATTGCGGTCCGGTCCGATGATGCAGAAGGCATTGCCGTTACTGTGGGTTTTCTGTTTGATCTTCTGCGATTTCCGAAGGAGACCGGTTTTTTTGGAGGCCAGCTTCTTCATTGTCTTGAGCATCGGTCGTGCCCCGAGATTGAAAGCGCGATGGTATCCCTTCCTGATCGAACGCCCCGGAAGCTCGGCGCACAGCCGCTTCACGTCCGGCAGCCCTTTCATGTCGATGGTGATGTCACGCGGCATTGTTTTATTTCTCAGCTCGTCGGCTTCACAACCTCATTCGCCAGGATTTCCAATTCGGTATTTCGTTCGTCGATGTTGTTGATGCTGAAGATGTCAAAAGACCGTCCCTGATACCTCAGCCGGCCGCTCGGCCCGATCTCCGCCCGCCAGCGGCAGCGAATGCGATGCGTCAGGTCCATCTGGATCGAGCGGTATTTCACCAGCTCCCAGGCTTTCAATGTTTCGATCGAGCAGTAAACCGGGAAGCGATCCTGCCAGCCGGTGATCTTGGCGGCGTTGTAGGCGTCGGCGCTGCGCGTCGGCTCCTGATACACCGCCAAAAATCGCATCCGTCCCGCTTCCATTCGACTGCGCCTTTCGGCTCCGCTCATGGCGGGCCATCACATCACTTTGGGTCCGCGCCGGCGTTTGTCGTAGATGCGTTCCAGCCCGTTGCTCACCATCGTGAGCGTTTTGGGACTTTGCGATTCCCGGAATTCGTAAAACTGCGAAAGCTGCACAAGCAAAGCCCGCCGCAGATCGTTGGGAATCGCCGTATAGCCCGCGACGTAGGTGATCACGATCGGCGGCGATAAAAGGATTTTTGAGTAGAGGTAGTCGTACGTTCCCGCCGCCTCCAGCGCGTAGAGCGTTGAAGCAATCGTCAAGCCATTGGCTGTCACAGCGGAGATGGATTGAACAGGCCCCCGCGGGAGATAAAAATACTGAGCCGAGTAATCGAAGTGAGTGACCGCCAGCGTTTGCGTGACCAGCGAGCCGTCGATTTCGTTCTGCACGGCGTCGATCGCATCCGCGATCGCGTCGTTGACGTACTCCTGATCCTCCATGTCCGGCAGGCGGAGATGCCGCGCCGCCTGCTGATAGGTGATCGGCTGCGTTGCCGGCGGCGTGACGATGTTCCATTTCCAGGGCATTCATCTCATTCCGCTGCGGGCGTCGCCGGCGGCGTCCAGGGAAAATTGAACCGCGTGCGCGGATCGAAGTTGCGAATGAAAATCGGCGGCGATTCCTCCGGCTTTGTGGCCGTCGGCTCCGCCGCCGATTTCTGGCGCTTCCTTTTCTTCTCGAACGTGACGCGCTTCTCGTCTCGCATCGCCAGGGTTTAGTAGATGAACAGCGCTCCGCCGGCGTTCACAAACTGACAATCGCCGTTGGCAAACAGGTTGTAGCCCGTCTGATCGGGGAAGGTCGGGATGTTCACGTAGCGGGTGAGCCGCTGCGGGATCACGTCGCGCAGCTTGATCGCGTCGCCGCTGACGAACAGGCCGCACTTTTCGGTGCCGGCCGAGACCGAGCCGTTGGTTAGCGCGGTGAGATAGTCGCTGACCACCACCGGCTTGCCGTGGATCTTCTCGATGAAGGCATTTTGCGGGATGCCCGCGTTGTCGAAGATCACGCCGGCCGGGTCCAAGTCGATGATCGGGCGATTGTTGCTGTCCACCATGCCGCGGAACGCCTTGTAGAGCGTGTCGGCCAGGATGAAGAGCGCGTCGTCGCGGTAGGCGACGGCGAGGGTATGTTCCCAGGCGAGCAGGTCGGCGTATTTCACGCCGGTCTCGGAGGGGCAGGTGTAATTCGTGGTGAAGGCCGAAAGCGCCGTGGTCGTGTAGGCCGACTCCTGCGCCTTGTCCAGCATCTTCATCAGCACCGGTGCGACGTAGGAAAGCACGTCGAACCCTTCGGCGTTGAGCAAGGTATTCGAGAACCACTTGCACTTGGATTCGTAGAGCGTGCCGTTCAGCGTGACGCTGCCGGTGGTTGTCGAATCGGCGGTGTTGTTGGTGGTGCTGCTTTCGGAGATCGCGTCGCCGATGTTGCCGGTGTCGTCCCAGACCGGCAATACAATCTGCGCCGTGGTGGTTGTTTCCAGCGGGTTGTATCCGGTGAGCAGGAGCGCACGCCGGAAGGCGTTTACGTTACGGCGGATCAGGTAAGGCGCGATCACCTGCTTGGGGAGCATGATCCCGCTGTTGGTGCCGGTGGTGAGCGTGAACTTATATTCCTCGCCCACTTCGCCGCGTGTCATCCAGAAGCTGACGGCCTTTTTCGCCTTGGCGATCGCGGCCTTGTCTCCGGATTCCAGGAGCTTGGAGAACTGCTGAGCATCGGGAACATCGCCGCGCTGCAGCGAGGCCAGAGCGGCCGCGGCCTGAGCGCCGGCAGTGCCCGCGCCGGCGACAACGCCGCTTTCAGCGGCGATTGCGGCTTGCGTCTTCTGGAACTCGTATTTAGCGAGCTTCAGTTCCTGGTCGATCTGCGCCTTGATGGTGTCCATCCGGGCAAATCGCTTGTCCTGGTTCTCTTTCTGCTCGGCGGTGAAATCCTTGCCTTCTTTGGCCAGGGTGCCGAGCAGATCGTTGGCGTCGGTGTGGAGCTTGGCGAATTCCTCGCGCAGTGCCTTGACGGTTTCGGGGAGCATGGACGGTGTCCTGGGCTGAGCCCTGGATGCGCCTGCTTACGCCGAAACTCTGCCGGTCGATTCGCGGGACGTGATTCTAAATGTTGAGAACATCCAGCCGCAGCCTTTGCAGCCGGATCGTTTGTTCTCGTTCAAGCTTACATAGGCGCATGGCCGCGTTTTTCTTTTCCTCCCCGCTCGGAGACGCCGCCGGCGGCGCGATGTCGATCGTGGTGCTGACAAACGAAGGGATGGCGGTTACGGTGAACTCGTCCGTGGTGAACGAATCGAAATTGACGATCCGCTGTCCGTTTTCGGTGGTCTCATGGCTTTTCACCGTCTCCGGAATCGCGGCAAAGCTCATCCCCTTCACGATCTTGTCGGCGATCAGCGTCTGCATATCTCGGGCGTAGCTGACATCCGGCAGATCGATCTCAACAGGTATGCCCTTGTCGTCCGCCGGCAGGATGCGAAGCGAGTTATTGTCAGTGACGGCGAGCGGCTGGTCATAGTTGTGGTTGCAGACCGCGAACACCTGCGCGGCGAGCGCGACACTTCCCGGCATGATGAGGACCTTGTAACCTCCGCGATCGTCCGACAGCGTGTTGAAGGTGATCGGATAACCCTTCAGTGTCTGCATGCCGTTCTCTTTTTTGACCACGGTGAAATGCGAATCCCGTGTGAAGAGGTGACGGTCCTTGTGGGACAACGTAAATTTATTTTTCGCTTCCATAGATGATCTCCTTTGCGATTGTTTCGAGTGCCCCCTGCTTCTGAGCCTTCACAGCCGTTTC